CCAGCATTGTAGCGGTCTGCGGCATTTGTGTTCCTATCGGACTACGGTTGCCGTTGTTCATTAACAAATAGAGATCCGTAATTTCTTCGAAGCCCGTAGCCCCGTCGAAAAAGCCGCTCTCCATTGTATACCCCGCATCCGTCAGAATCTCTTCTAACAACTTAGAAGCGCGGAAGTAGGGGGTAAAGTCTCCGTGTTCGAGCGGGTTAGTATTGGTCCAGATGTTTTCGCTTGTCCAGTTCTGCCCCTTGTCGGGAAGACCGTAACGGATTGCACCGCTTGAAAGGCCGCCCGCCCAACTCAATACAATTTGCGTAGCGTTAAGCGTGTGATTGTAAGTAGAAAGGTCCAGGTCTGAAAGCATCGCATCCCCAATATCTCGCGAAAGGTTGGCCGTCTCACCAAAGAATACTACTTCAACATCTGCATACTTGCCCTTCTGAACGTATATCGCCTTCACCTGGACGAAGCCCCGCATTACCGGGATAGTGTTGTAAGTAAGCTCCGCGTTTACTTTGGTCTTCGGGTTCCAATCCGGAATGAGTCCGAACTCGTTAACAGGGCCGAAGTAATCTTGGTTCTTCTTGGTCAGAGGTACGCGGAAGGTCTGCGAAAAGCTCGAACTGCTCGCGTTGATTTCTTGCAAGTTGCTGAACTGATACGAGAGGTTTACGGGTTCATTCTCGTACAGCTCTATTTCGTTTCCGTCGATCGTGAGTCTTAGCATCGGATTATCTGTGCAAGTTCAACAACGAACGAAGTAACAAACACCTTCGAAACGGTCTCTTCTTCTACCTGCATCGAGTTCGTGGAGATGGTAACGGGAACCCATATGCCGTCAATCCTTGCCATGACGTTTTTACTCCTCATGCAGAATTGAAGCAAGGTGAGTTCCTCAATCGTGAGAATGCCGTTTAACTGGTAGCGTTCTTTCGCCTCTAGTTGATACGGCTTTATTTGTCGCTCGCTTCCGCCGATTTGATACTGCGCCCCGCTGTAGTCGCCCACTATCTTTCGGTACGTCTTCTCTTCCCTTGTGAGCGTCTTTTGCTTCTTGCCGTTGAATCTAAGGTAATCCCAACCGCCGCGCGTATTCGCCCAAGCAAGCTGGACCGCTTCGTTCTTGCTATATCGGCAGTCGTTCGTAATGCGTAGCGTGTTGCCTACTGGCCCGCCTGTGGTGCTTGGGATAACATCGTAATAAGCCCAACCCTCCGTGACTCCGTTTAGCTCGCTTGTAAGGGCTGCAAACGAAGCCGGGTATACGTATGCATATAACAAACTTGCGTCCGTTGTAGAGTCGGCCCATGCCGTAGTAGGGACGAGGCCGCCGTTGGTCGCATTAACCACGTATTCGAGCGTGGCTTCCTGACTGCCTAACGTGTCGTAAACCTTAAACGTAAGCTGAGTAATAAGGGACCCGGTATCGTCCGAGTTTATGAAGGCGGCGACCCCGTTATCTTCAATGGCTGCCTTTACGTTTATTACGTTGCTCACGGGTACGCGATCCGTCAACCATACCTTTTTTGAGGTAGTTGAACCGTAATAATCCGCGAACGAAGGGAACAGCCCTTGCGAGAGTTGTTCGTAGCCGTCAAAAAGATAGTAATATCCAGAAGTGTCGTCCGCCAAACTCTCGGTGCTTCCGTCGAAGTGTCCCACCTTTATACGGTATCGCTTAACATTTCCGTTCGAGCGTGAATACACCTTGTTATGAAGAGAGTGTATTGTTGCGGTTGAGCCGTATTTGAATGCGTCTACTTCTAAGCGCCCAAGTATTGCCTCTGATAAATCGAAGAATGCGGTATCTACTGGATTGGGAGACAGATAAACTTTCGAAATAATTGTGCCGTTCTCCTCTATCTGGACTATATATCGATAGTCCGATGTTACCGTTTCATCTGGGACAAGAGTAAAAAGTAGCTTTTGCCCGGCTGGTAACCAAGAGCCTGCGGTTGGGCCGTTGTCAATAGATGCCATTACTTTACAGAGATATTTCCTAGTTTCAACTTGAACTTGTCTTTTAAGTCTTCCGCTACCGCTTCGCCTATTTGTTTATTGAAGCGACCTGAGACGGCGGTGAAGGCTTTCTCATAGAACCGCAGCCCTACAATTCCCTTACGTTTGACCGCCCTTCCAAGAGCAAACGCGAGGCTGTTCATGTTGCTTTCGCTTTGTTTCTTGAATCGGCCTTTTGCATCCCTTGGGCGGATACCTTTTGCGCGGATCCATCGCTTCAGCGCGTCCCGGTGTTTACGGGAAGGGTTCTCGAACTTGTATTTATAGAACGGCGATTTCTGACTTTTGCGGGTTCCATCTACACCCCAATGAATGAACGAAGCGTATTTGTTCGCCTTGCCCCTCGCCCCGAAGGTGACCTCCCGCACCTCGTTACCTCGTACCCTTATGCGATACGAAAGCGATCGTTTAAGCGTTCCAGTTGCTACGCCGTAACTCTTGTTCTTGCCTATCCTACGCCCCCCAAGGTGCCGACGTGCCGACTTCACGACTTCATCTGCAAAGCGAATAATTACCTCGTTCAGGTTCTTCATGAGAGAGCTATTAGCAAATCGAGTACACTAATAAACCCGTCCTTGTTGAGATCGTATAGCGGGTTATACGGTGGCGGCATAGCCCCGAAGTACTGTATTATTCCGTTGATTGTGTCGTTCATATTCCTGCGTTTTCGCTTGCCTTCTTGCAGTGGTTTGCTTCGATGCTGTCCAGGAGTTCAGCGAGCCAAGCGCCCACGTTTGATAGTGTCTTCTCTCGTTGGTTAGCTCCAAGTACCGCAGATACGGAATAAGTACCGAAGGGAACGCCTCGCTTCGTTAGAAGCCTTGTAAGGAACGATCCCGAACAAACGGATACCACCTTACTCACGGAACGGAAGAAGCCGTATATAAGACCCCAAATCGTTCTTAGGATATTTTGAGCGGTAAACAGTAAAGCATCGAGGACGGTAAACACGATCCCAACCGGGATAGCTACCGCCGCCAAAACGAGAAGGATTAAAACCTTAGATATCTTCTTCAGGAAACCAGCCATTTTCAACCATGTATTGTTCGTCCCGGATCGTAGTCGTCGAGGGTACTATGTGCCCGAACGGGAATGAGTTAGAATTTAGTACGTAAGATTGAAGGTTGAACCGTTCTTGTTCTGTGAGTTCAGGAAACAAAGAAACCAGCTTTTCCAAGGTCGCTTGCGGGTGTACGGGGATGGTATACCCGGTATCCACTTGCAAAGCGTGCTGTACGCCGTCAGGGTGTACGAGAACGCCGAACACGTTGCTGTCCTTTTGGTATGGCTCCTGCACGGCTAGCGGCGTTGTAATGTTGTACAGTTCGCGCGTTATGGAGTTGGCGCGCTTCTCGCTTGTCAATGTGCCTTCAGGTAGAACGATAATGTACTGCATTAGTAGATGGAGTAGAAGGTGTTTATGTTGCTTTCGATGCCTGTTATTGATACCGTAACATTTGGATAAAGTAAAATTTCTTGAACGTTACCTAAAACAGCGCGACCGCCGTTAAACTGAGCGCCAATACTTCGCAGTCCTGTCGTAGCGATTGGGGTGTAAGTCAGCCCTGTTTCTACTTGCGCTCCGTCAATCCTTTGCGTTCCGTTAGCGCTACTCAGCAAAAGCGCCTTTAGGTATTGTTGCCCTCGATACTGCGTTCCACGATAGTTGCCGCTATAATAAGCTCCTGACCTTGTGTCCAGTATTAGACGTCCGCTTTCAACGTCGAACAAATCCCCACCTGTTCCGAGGTTGGTAATACTTACAAAAGTGTAATCGCTTGCAGACGACTCCATTGTAACGCTATCAGCAAGGTAATCACTATTAAAATACAACGCAGGCTTCCCGTTCTCCGTCACCACGCCCGTAGTCCCGTCGTATATCTTTGGCTGGCTGGCCGTGGTGCTTTGCGTGGCGTCGTTCGTGTTGCCGCTTTGGTCGTACCACGTCTTCACGAATCCGTCGTTGCTACCACAGTGCGCCGCCAATTCTACCGTCGAAAGCTCGCCAAATACATTGAAGCCAATATCGGCCTCTGCGTTGTCGTTGGATCGTCGTACCCGAATGGCGTCACCCGTGTACGCGGTTCGCAGCTTGCGCAAAGAGTAGGCCGCCGCCGCTCCTGTATACGTGTCGAGGAGTGGCGTGTTTTGTGTGAAGTAGTCGCCGATGTTGGATTCGATTGAGGTGCGGTCGGTGGATTTGTCAGAAGTGTATAAAACAACCTCCTGCGCTTTTCCTTCCATAAGGAATAATGATCTGTTGAACAAAGCGCCAACCGCGTCACCTGAAAAATCAATTGTAGTCAGGCTGTGAACCTCGTTTGTGTATGCGTTGTAAACGTCTCCACGGGTGTTAGGGCTTATAGACGTTCCTGCATTATATAAATTATTCATCGTGTACCCAAAAACACCAGCCGCTCCTGAACCTGATTGAGCAAGTGGGATAACATCTGTACTTGTTGTTTCAGCAAGCAAAGACCACGTTGTATCGTTTGAGTCAATAGTATGCGTAACAAATGCAAATTTGCTGCTCCCAGCTCCGACGGCTGTTATAGAGTACCCATCATCTACACCGTCAAACTGTAAAGCGACACGCCCGTTCTCCTTCACAATCGCGCCGCCCGTGTAAATAGTCGGCTGCTTTGAGTGCAGCGCCTGTACCGCGTCGTTGCCTGAACCCGTGCCGCCCGTCTGCGATTGGTCGTACCATTTCGATACCTTGCACGTTGTACCCGTGCAGAACGTCGTCAATGCAGATTCGTCGAGGTCGCCATTCACGGCAAACCCGATATCTTGATACGTGCCGTCCGAAGTGCGCTCTACCTCAATAGCCGCTC